CGCCTTGCCTGCGGGAATCACCGCATAGACCGCGCCCGTCGCAGCGGCAAATCCGCTCAACGTACCAACGATGATGTCGCCCGCCGCGTCAGGCGTGGTGTCGGTCGTGGTCAACGTGGACAACTGATTGTCATCCTCGTCGTACAAGCCGAGAATCAACTGATCCTCGCTCGATCCTGCCGGCGCTTCCGTCACGATGCCCGTGAACGCCTGAACCAACATCCCATTGGGATTTTCCGCTGCGGTCACGACGATGTATTCCACCGTGTCCGCATGGTCGAGCAGCACCTCACGAGTCGCAAGTAAAGCCTGCAACCCGCGCGTGAACGGCTGGTTCAATTCGACCAACACATTCAAGTTCCCGCTCACCTTCGCGGCCACAGCCGTACCCACGTAGAAGTCCGCGTCCGCGCCAGGCGTTGTGATCGCGACATTCGCGGAAGCATCCCAATAAACGGGAGCCCCCTTTGCAAACGTCGTTCCCGTTGCACTGGCAAGCCGACCGATCCCTACGGTTTGAAATGTCACCTGCTCGCCAATAGCGACAGGCACAAGGTTTGCCACGATTGCGGCGCGCCCATCGGCTAACTGGATCACCTCGCCGCTCGTGTAGGCGACACCGGCTACCTCGTTTATTTCACCGGCGCAACGCAAGCCGATAAATTCTGCGCTCATGTTTTTGTTCCTTTCTTTTCAGTGTTACTTCGTTGTCAAGACTTGCGTGTTACTTACGCACCGGCGCCAGACGCCTTGTACGCGCCTACGAAACCAACCGCCTTCGCGCCAACGCTATGCTGAATGTCGAAGCACAGACCCCAGCGTCCGTCGGTCAACACGCTACGCCGCACGACAGGGCGACGATTCGTACCGAGCAGATACGCGACGCGCATCACCTCGGCCTCGCTCGGGTCAGCGAACAGATACCAGTTCGTCGCGGTACCCGCATAGGCCGTGCCCGTCGCAGGGTCAACCACACCTGTGACACCGATGCGGTTGTCGTAATGCACTTCGATCCCCTCGACACGCAGCGGATTGTACGTTCCGCCCGAAGCCGAAGAAATCACGCGCTCCTCCGACTTGAACAAAATGTTCGCATCGAACTTCAAGTCCACCGGAACCACGCAGTGACGAGCCGCAATGTTGTGCGCCACCTTACTGCCGTCCGGAGCTGTCGTCGTTTGCTTGCCCATCGCGGTGATCCCCGCCTGGACCGTGGCCGCTGCAAACGCCGTCGAGGTCGTGCCATAGTTGGCGTGTGTCGAGGCCTCGAACAAGGCCACGCCGTCATTCAGCGTGACGGTCGTTCCGTTGTTCAGGATTGCATAGACCTGCCGTGCGCGAAGACGCGCAGCGGCAAGGCCCATGTTTCGCGGAACCGAAGCGAACACGTCGAAGCGGTCGTTCACAATGGCGATCTCGTCCATCGTGAACTTCTTCGCATAACGCGCCACGCGGTAGTACTCGACGTTATCGTTGAACGAGCCCTCGGGAGCCTCGCGATTCTCCGGCGTCAGCTCGAGCTCATCCATCGCCGACGTGCGAACAGCTTCCTGCTGCATGTAATTGGCGACATCGACCTCGTTGCACCAGCCAATAGTCGTATCGGGCGATTCCGCATACGACCGCTGCACCTGTGCGTTCACCGAAGTACTGAACACGTTAGACAGCGAAGCTGTCGCGCCACGAGTCCCCATCGCATCGTCGTGAAACGCATTGATCACGTCGAACGCGCTGCGCGCCCGAATCCCGCGCTGAGCCAACACCTCGCGGCAGTAGTCGAGCAAGGACATGTTCGTGAAGCGGCGCCCGATTTCCGCGGCCCGCTCCATCTCGTTGCGCTCATGCTGCGAAGCCTTGGCGTCAACCGGCTCCAGTCCCAGTTGCAGCATAAGCCCGGCAGCAAGGCCGCGCTCCATCGTGTTGTGATCGAAATTGGGAGAGATCACATTCACACCGGTCGCCACGCCAGGGCTCCGATTCGCGCGAAGCGCCGTCAAGAACTCCCCGCGCGCGTGGTCCAGTTCCCAGCCTTCGTGGATTGCGCGCTGCGCCAATTCCGCAGGCACATCGTCACCGGCCGCCTCAAGGATCGACGCTTGCCGCGTCCGCTCCACACGAAGCGCTTCCTGCACCGCCGTCTGCACGGCAAGCGCATCACCGCCCCCACGCTGGGGCTCACTCACAGGAGCAGGCGCCTCTTGACGCTCGCCCTCAGGTTTGGTGTCGCCGCTCGGGGCCACAAGCCCCTTGCTCAAAAGCTCCGCGCGAATTTTCTGGTCGCCGTTTAGCTCATCAAAATACTTCTGAGCGTCGGCCTCCGTTGCATCCGCCCGGAGTCCAAGCGACTCCAGATACTGCCTAAGATGCTTGTTCATGATTGGTTCTCCTTCGTTAGAGGCCGGGTCAGGGCCGTTTTGCCTTTTCTGTCCGTGCGCCGCTTCACGCACTTTTGCCAATTCATCCGCGCCAATAGGAACGAGCGACACCTCGCGCAGCTTCCACTGGGTCACCACGCGCTTGCGCAAGTCGCCCGCAACAAATTCACGCCCGTCAATTTTTGCCTTTTGACCAGGCGCTATGTCGGTATACGCAAGCACGAGATAGCCAATACTCACGTCGGTCAAATGACCGCCCGCCATCAAATTCCACGCGCGATCCGCGTCTTCGTCGCCTGCCGCGAAAAACAAACGACCGACAGTCACGCCCTGATCCCGCACGCGAATTTCGCGTACACTGCCAAGCACCGTACTCAAGTCATAACGCTGATGTGTGTCCAACAGAACTACTTGCGCCGGGAGTTCACCGCCACGCGCGATCAACACCTCGTCTATCGGCTCCCACGCGCGCATATCCATTACCCGAACAGGCATCTCCGTGCTCAGCACCGCCTCGACGCTGCGGCCTTCTTTATCGAGCGTTTCGGCGCGAAGCGACAGCGCGCGCGTCTGCAAGTCATCCGTGCGCGCTTCATCACGCACACCGTTATAGATGCGCCGTTTTCCCATTCACCTTCTCCGTTTCTTCGAGGTGCTGCATAAGCACATCGGCGACAAGTCCGCGCGAATTGCGCTGAGCCTTTTCCTTTTCGGTGACTTCGCGCTTAGGCGTCATTTTCGACAAGAGCACCGCCTCTTTTTCAAGGTCTTTCATGTGCTGCTCGTAGTCTTTCCCGCGCGCAATCACCGCATCTTTCAGCAGCAGCGTGTTGTTCGCAAGCCCCAGTTCTTCCGCGCTCGCCTCTTTCAACGGGTCGATCTGCGGGCGCTGCGGCCAACGCCACTCGTACCGAAGATTAGCCGGACGTTTATCTTTCAACAGTTCAAGCAACTGACCCTCGCGCTCGATGGCGTCAACGCAACGATTCAACGAGTTACCCACGATGCGCGCGCGTAACCAATCGAGCCCCGTCCAGTAACCAAGCGCGTCGAATCGAGCCGAGGAGTAGTTGTGATTCGAGGCGTCTCGCTTGATCTTCAACAGCGGCATGTTCGCGGGCGCGCCCGCCTCGCGCAACCGTTCGTCGCGATACGCAATCGTGTTCGTGCCCGGCTGCTGCGGCGTCATTTGAAACGGCTTCCATCCGGGCGGAGCCGTCTTCATCGTGCCCCGCTCCAATGTCGTGCTTTCGTTTGCACTCACAAATTCGGCGTCCGGGTGGTCCGTGTGGAGGATCACGCCGTTTTCCGCAGCCGCCTTCATCGCATCCATAATTTGATGATCGAGATCGTGGATATCCGCCAAGGTCTGTAGAGCGCACGCAATCCAGGGCACGCCGCGCGCCTGGCCCGGTTCATCGATGATGAAATTGTGAATCATGTCGCGCGCGCGCACCGTGGTAGTACGCAACGAACTGGCGCTCATGGAATCGTCCGGCGGCAGCACGTAGTATGCGATGGGCCGCCCATATTCATTGCGCAAGATCCCCATCACTACCTTGTCATCAACGGAATTCGCGCCGATGGGACTATCGATCCGCTTGGGATCAATGTTATTCAAGCGCATCTTGACGCCGCTCGACACAGAAGGATCATTAATAATCTGTGAGAAATACTCACCCGCCCACCAAAGCTGCGTCACCCATAACGAAACAACGTCGGCGAGCCGAAGACTCCCGCTCGCATCACACGATTTTGACCACTCAAATACCAACGCCTCAAGCGCATCGTTATACGCATCGTCGTCGCTATTGACTTGTAGCTGTGGACCGTTTGCACCCACGAGGTCGGATACGTGAGTCGCGACTATCCCTTTCAGCGCCGCATTCGCATTGTACTCATAAGCGCTGCGCATGCGTATCGTCGATAGGTAGGAGTCGAGGTCGCTGTTCAAGCTCGCGCCCGTCGCATTCGACCAGTGCTGTTCGTTCAATCGATGCGTCTTCGCTGCGTCCCAGCGCCGCAAACTGATAGGCTCTGCCACCCGCGTTGCCCCTAATTGGCGGAGAATCCAGTCGCGCACATTCACGAAGCAATCCCCCCCCAGGTGATTTTCGTCACCTTCATCCCGCCCGCGTCTGTCGAGGAACTCGCCGCAGTCGAAGCGAGTTGCGCCTTGATTTCAGCCAATAGCGCGGGGAGCTGCTCGGGGCGAAGAGTGAACCTGTAGTCGCCCTTCTCGGATTCGGGGATTGTGGCGGCCAAGGCCATGGCCTGGAGCGTGCACTTCTTCGCCGCCGCCCAATTCTCTGCGTCAATGTACGTCGAAATTTCCGTACACTTGCTCTGATAATCGCTCAACGCCAAAGAAAAAACCCTCGACCCGCCCTGTAGCTACAGATCGAGGGCTACCAATTGCGCGCGGGTAACTGGCCAGCGCCGCTCGCGCGATACACCATACGCTGCCACAACTACCCCTATATGTCAATAGCCGTTTTACAGACCTGTAAAGCGGCTGCGAAAATTCTACGCGCCTTTAGTTTTGCCTTTCGCCTTCTCAGCGGGCTTCGATGGACTCGGTGTCGCCGTTGCGCTCAGTGCCCGCTGCATGGCCGTGTCCACCGCCGTTACGCAGTCGTCGCATGCGTCGAAACGCTTCAACTGATTCTCCAAACCATAGAGAAATGTCTGCACCCGCTTCACGGCCACGCCGCACCTGTCGCAATAATATGTCACTACTGTACTCATCGTATTTTCCCTTCTTGGCTCTTGCCCCGCCAACCGCAGGGGCATTTGTGGTATCGAACGCGAGGGCCTGTCCCCCGCGATTTAGGTGAACTCACCGCAGGCACCGGGTGACGCCCACACTCGGGACACGTCGCCCCTACCTTCAATGGCGCGACAAACGAAACAACCGGCTCACAGGATATCGGCTCAATCTCCGGAGCCGTCTCCTCCTCGACCACGAACACCTGACCACAGCGTTGTCCATCGCGAGAGGACAAGCATTCGTACTCCCCATTCTCTCCCCGTCGCGTCCATGCGCTACCGCACTTGGGACAACGAGGCAAAGGCGCATTCGCCGCGAACTGCTTCCCGCAATGCCGGCAAAGACGATACGTTCCCCAGTCTGTACTATCCTCGCACCCACACGCAGGGCAAGCAATTCCCGTGACTCGTTTCAAATCGAATATCATCGCCGCACCTGACTCGCGAACCAACCGGCGCCCGCCGTGCTCGCCCCTTTCTTGACACTCACTACCTTCGTCGGCGAAGAGGCCCCGTCCGAGATCTCGCTGTCCAAACGAACACCCCCGACATTTCCCGCTGCGCACGCAATGTACGTCGCATCGAGGTAGTGATTGTCTTTCCGCACACTTTCCAGTTTCGTGTACCATCCACGCTTGGGGTCATATGCCTTCGTCACTTTTTCGGCGAGCAGGTGCTTCGAGATGCGCTCATGCCCAAAGGGATTCGCCGTTTTGTAAAACGTCAACGCGCCCGGCTCCCCCACCGGCGTCGCGAGCCGCTTGTGAACCCAAGCCTTCCATTCGTCACTGTTCAACATGACCGTTCTAATGCGCTTCGCCTTCACCCGCACGATATGCCAGCCATTCCCTATCGAGCGCACATCTGAATTCTTCTTTCGCGGCGAAACGTAGTGACCGGCGCGTTGCAGCGCGCCAAACCCCTTAATCGGCATCCAACGTCCGCGCAACTCAATATCCTCGCGCCTGCAAAATCCATAGACGGTTTCAGTCTCCCAGCCGCTATCGACAAAAATCCACGTAGGTTGAACGGGCTTACCGCCCTCGGCTATCCACCCGGCCGCCGCGATTTCATCGAACCGCATCATTGCATCGGCGAGGCCGCGCTCGACACCAAGCGTTTCATGAAGCACTTCGAGCACGCCATAATCAACGACGTGGCAAGAGGCGCCAGGAAACCAAGCCATAACCACGTAGTGACATTTCGTCTTGCCCAGGTCGAGACCCACCGTCAAGAATTCCGCGTGAGCCGGGACTACGCCGCGCTCACAGGGCAATTGACGCTTCATTATATTATGGGCGTCGAGCACCGTTTCATCCTCTTTGTCCGGCGCGTAGGGTTGCGCCCAAACGAATTGGCACAATTTCCGCTCGGCCATCTCTTCGTCACTCGCGCGCGCACCTTTGTATTCATCAACACCGAGATCCCCAGGAGTCAACAGTAAATTATGAAACCCGCTCCATCGAAATCCTAAACTGTCCGTGGCGACAGCCTCTCCCGTGATCCGACTTTTCGCGTCGATCTGTTCGCCCTTATGCACGAGTTTCGCTTTGTGCATCATGATCACCCGATCATCGTTCGACAAGACTACGCCGCACTCAGGGCAAACGAACGTAGCCAGCGCGCGCGCCTGCACAACGTCCTGAGCGTCTTGCCAGCCGTGAAGATGCTCGCGCTCAGGGCTCACGTATTCGCCGCACGCGGGACACGGCGCAACAATTCTGCTCGCAGTTCCCTGGCTGTAGTCGCTCCACGTCCTACCCTCCTTGATCGAAACCGTGCATTCCTTGTAAATTCGCGCACGGGTTGACCACGACCTTACCCGCGCCT